CTGCAACTTCTGCAATGTGTTTAATCTCATCACTTTCATCATCAATTATATTAGGAGACTCTGGTTCTGAGAGGCTGTGTGAGGCTGTAGGAGACCCGTTAAGGTGTCCTAATGGGTTATTGCGTACCTCGGTGCGCTTTATCGATTCAAAGGTCGCTCTTAATTCATTCTGAGGCAAAGGAGGGGTATTTTTCTGGTTAGCACTCAATATCATTTGCCATGCTTTTACTTCCCAGTCAGCAGGATGAATTCTAGTTATTATATATCCAATATACCTAGCCATTTCATCATTTCTACTTCCTTGTCCTGCTCCTTTATAATCTGAGATTTGAACATTATTATAGCTTATATTTGAACTACTTGGTGTATTAAATATATCTATTTTTTCTTCTGGAAATAATTCCTTTGGAAATTTACCCCAAGGTAATTCTTGCATAACTGCATAAGGTCCTTTTTCAGAAACAGAGTTAGGACTAACTACATATCCTCCTTCCCCCCTCCAATCGATTAAATCTTTAATTCTAGCTTTGTTTCTAATCCCTTCTTCGTATTTGAAATAGTAGTGATATCCACCACCACCAGTGCTAACAATGGTAGTATCTTGAGGTAAGTTTGATGGATCTCCTCCTTTTTCAATATCAACTACAAGCAGGTCTGATATTTTACCTGTTACAAAACCAATCTGTGGATCGTCTAATGTGTCGAACCACTTTCTGACTTCCTCCTCTGTAGCATGGCGTTCTTGATAAACTCTCCATGGTATAAGAGGGATCTTATTTTTTCCTACAGGAATTACAGAAATTCCTTTCTGTAATGACTCTAGTGCATAATTTAATAGTTTTTCATTTTTCATATTATTTATTTTTAAACTCATTTTCTAGTTCTCTAACGACCTTTTTTAGTTCTTTATCTAAAAACTTGTTTTCTTTTTTTATTAATTCTTTTGGACCCCAACGTCTACGTTGACCTGCACATATTCCACATCTAATTTTTGAGTGTTTTCTTTTACGTTTGAAGTTCATATTATTTCTTTTTATTAGTATTAAATCCAGGAGATTTTTGATTTCTTGCATTCATTTTTTCTTCTGCAAAAAGACCTATTGAACCTTTTTCTAAATAACAATCATGAACTTCTGTATCTCTTTCTTTCCTAAGAGCTTCTTTTATGTTTTTTGCTACAATATATTTTGTTGTTACGTATAATAGTTCCATATTACTTTCTCAGGTCTTCACCATCTATCTTAATAATTATTGACATTTCCGAAATTCGTGACGTAATCCTATCTCCCAGTCTAGCGGATAATATCTCCCTGTCACAGTTCGATGTAAATATCATAGGTAACATATCCTCGTATTTTTTATTGATAATTAAATACAACCTTTCTCTAACCCAATCACTAACTGCTTCTGCTCCAATATCATCAAAAATAATAACTCCATCAAAATCCATTACTTCTCTGAATATGCCTACATCTGGCTGTCCTGAAAATTTAACATTAAATTCTTCTCTGATTCGATTAAGAAATTCTCCTGTATTAAGAAACATTACTTTGATGTTATTTTTAATTAAGTTCTTTGCTATTCCACAAGCCATGTAGGTTTTTCCAGTGCCTGGTTGACCATGTAGATATAAACCATCTCTACCTTTTATTTGTTTTTTTATTACCTCTCTTAATTCACTTTGTATATCTTCATATTCTGCTTTTTGGAATCTTAAGGGTATTATATTTTCATATTTTTGTTTCATGTTATTTCTTTTTTCTTACGTTTTTAAACACTAGATCTTTCTTGTCTGAGTATTTTCCTTTTGTATGTGGAGTACTTTTATCCATTTTGTTTTTTTTATTTTTTAAAGGGAATAGACCTTTCCAACCATTTTTTATGGACTGCTCGATGATTTCTGCGTGATTAGGTATATCTTTAGATAATTCTTTTAACTGTAATTTAATAGTTGTAGGTGCTAGTTTTTCTTTCTTTTCTTTTTTGTAAGTAATCCAATCTGACCAAGTTTTTTTATCTAACCAGTTAGGTAACTTTTCTCCCTCTGAAACCGAGTTCCCCTGTCTTACTGTATTGTCTACTGTTATGTCTACTGTTATGTCTTCTTTGTTTGTCATGTTTTGTTCCAGCAGATGTCCTGTTTTGTTCCCAGTGATGTCATGTTTTGTTCCAAGCGATGTACTGTTTTGTTCCATCTCTTTTGTTTGTTTAAATCTCTTTTTTGCCTTATTTACTGTTATCTGATATCCAAACGGAGTCCTTTTTTTATTTATATATCCAGCTTCTGAAAGTCTAACCAGGTGCATACTTACATATCTTCTAGACAAACCTAACTCCTTTGCTATTTCTTCTGACTTAATTGGTTTACCACCTAATATTTTACCAACACCAGCTTCATTTACAGATGTCATCTTATCTAAACACCACATATAAACCCATACAGCATTTCCCATAGCTTTTATATGTTTTGGTTCGAGTAGGTTATTTGTTATTTTTATGTAAAATCCTTTCATAATTAATTACAAATTAAAAACAGACGTTCAAGAGCTTTCAAACTTGGACGTCTGTTTTTAATCAATAATATTAATTTCTGAAAGCTTTTATTCATGTCTCTATATTACTCTTTTTGAAGAAAAAAGTCAAGCTTTTTTATCCTCTTTTTTATTAAAAAACAACATTTGACATGTTGTCAAATTAATATAAAAAAAACCCATACTAATACTAGAGATTAGATATCGGGTTTTTTTATTCTGATTAAAAGTTTTGAGGATTTTGATTTGCGTTCACTATTTCAGACTTTAGACTTTTCAAATTTGTAATATATGTCTTTGGTTCTACCATTAGTAGACCTTGAACATACTTACTTTTTGTCTCCTGAAGTTCAGGAGTATCTTCAAACTTAAAATAACCTATAGGTAAATTCTTACTACCTTCGATAACATAGTCTAGACCAAGAAGATAGAACTTTAATGTAACAAGTGTTGTTGCTAGATATAAGTCACGCGTACTAAATACTTTTTTGTTTTCCATAAAATTTCATTTTATTAATAATATGTATACATTATAACATAAATATGATATTTTAACAAATAATATTGAGTTTTATAAATAGTTAAGTATATAGGGTCGAATTATCCACGAGACTTGACAAGCAATAAAAAATAGATTAGTATAGAGATATATAAGTAATTAACAAATAGTATGAAACATGCATCACTAGGAGAACTGGCAGTAAAGCTTGGAATAAATAAGAGTAAGTTAGCTTACTACTTTTCACTTGGGTTATTAAAACCCATAGCACAAGTTGGCAGAATGAATGTTTTTGATCGCGACCAAACATTGAAGGCTATCAAGAAGATAGAAACAATGAAGAAAGCAGGAAAAACATTGTCTGAGATTAAGAAAAAATAAAAAATATGTTAAAGATAAAAGGTATAAAAGGTGATCTGTATGAATATCAAAAAGCAGGTGTAGAATTTTTACTGAATAGTGGAGGAAGAGCTTTACTTGCAGACAGCCCAGGAGTTGGAAAAACAGCTCAAGCTTTAGGTTTTATAGCTCATATGGGATTTGACAGAACTCTTGTTGTATGTCCCGCTTCCGTTAAGTTTAGTTGGGAGAATGAGGTTGAAAAATGGACAGATTTAAAATCTTTCATAGTTGGACCTAAAACAGACCTTAAGGATATTCCGTTTGATGTTAGTGTTGTAATTATAAATTTTGATGTTTTAAAGAAATTCTTTAATGAATTTATGAAGTATAGTTGGAATTGTTTAATTGTTGACGAGAGTCACTTAATTAAAAATCCAAAAGCAATACGTTCTAAAGTTGTTAAAGCAATCACAACGAAAGTTGAAAATGTTATTATGTTAACAGGAACTCCAGTTTTATCAAGACCAATTGAGATGTACAACATGCTCAATATAATTGATCCTAAAACTTGGAATAATTATTATTCTTACGCAACTAAATATTGCGAAGGAAGACAAGGATATTATGGTTTTGAAGCTAAAGGTGCTTCTAATTTGGAAGAATTAAATGGGAGAATTAGTGGATATTTTTTAAGAAGGACAAAAGATGATGTATTATCAGAACTTCCTTCTAAAAACTACATTGATGTTCCAATAGATTTACCAAAAGAAAACAGAAGAGAATATGAGCTTGTTGAAGAAAGTCTACTGCAGTATTTAAAAAAATACAAAAAAGATAAAACAGATAAGCAGATAGCTAAATCAATGCAAGCAGAAAAATTAGTTAAATTAAATTTCTTACGAGAAATAAACGCACGTGGTAAAATTAAAACAGCCAAAGAAATCGTTGAAAATATAATAGACGCAGGAGAAAAAGTTCTAATATTTTCAAGTTTTAATTTACCATTAAAAGAATTAGCTGAAATCTATCCAAATAATTCTGTTATGATAGTAGGAGATACTCCAATTGAAGAGAGGGGAAATATTATTAAGAGATTTCAAGAAGACCCAAATACAAATATCTTTTTAGGAGGAATAAGAAGTGCTGGAGTAGGTATAACCTTGACAGCTGCCTCAAATGTGATAATATTAGACCTGCCATGGAATCCTGCCGATCTTGAACAGAGCATAAATAGAGCTCATCGTCCAGGTGCAATATTTGAATCATTAAACATTTATACAATTAAAAGTCGTGATACAATTGATAGTTTCATGGAAAAACTACTTGATAAAAAACAAACTATAATTGATAAAATGATCGATGGTAAAGTAGAGAAAGAAGAAAAAGGATTAATAGAAAATTATATTAAAAGTCTTGAAGCTAAATATAAAAGCATGGATAACTAGCTTGACATTTTATACACATAGGTATATACTATAAGTATGAAGTTACCAAAATACAAATGTTTAAGATGTACCCATAAATGGATACCTCGAAAAGAGGTCGAGCCTATTATTTGTCCTAAGTGTAAGAGTCCTTATTGGAATAGGAGAAAGAAGTAAAATGACACCAAGAGAAAAAACAAAAGAATATGCTAAAAAATATTATCTTAAAAATATAGATAAAATAAAAAAACAAACAAAAGAATGGTATAAGGAAACTATAATAAAAAGAAAGGCTTATGGAAAGAAATACCGTAAAGAGAATAAAGAAAAGTTGAAAATTAAAAATAAAAAACACCATTATAATTACAGAGCAAAAAGAAGAGAAAAAGATTTAATAGAAAAATATGGAATAAATACTATTATATACAATGAGCTTCTTGAAAAACAAAATTATGTTTGTGCTATTTGTTTTAAAAAAGAAATATCACAACATAAAAATGGAGAAATAAAAAGATTATCGGTGGATCATGATCATAAAACTGGGGAAAATAGAGGTTTATTGTGTGTAAAATGTAATGTTGGGTTAGGTAGTTTTAAAGATGATACTAATTTATTAAGTAAATCAATAAAATACTTAAATAGTTTTAAAAATTAATTAAAAATAAAATAATGAAAATAATAAAATTTAAAAAAGAAGCAAAAAGGGAATTAAAAAAAGGTGTTGATGTTGTAGGAAATGCCATTAAAATATCTATCGGACCTAGAGGTAGAAATGTGGTGGTAGACAGCGGCTTTTCCGGTCCTAAAGTAACTAACGATGGAGGTGACATTTCAAGAGCTATAATATTAAAAGATCCAATCCAAAATATTGGGGGAAATCTGATAAAAGAAGTTGCACAGAAAACGAATGATACCGCAGGAGACGGAAGGAAAACCACAGTTGTTTTATACCAAAATATAGTAGAACAGGGTATGAAAAAGATATTCAAAAAAAGAATTAACGCCACAGGAGTTAGAAGTGGGATAGAAAAAGCATCTGGAATTGCAATTAAATATTTAGAGTCAATTACAAAACAAATTAATAACAATGAAGAAATAAAACAAATAGCAACAATTTCATCTAAATCAGAAGAAATCGGAACAGTTATTGCCGACACAATGGAGAAACTAGGTAAAGAATCAATAATTTCTGTTGAGGAAGCAAATACTGTTGGGATTAGCACTAATGTTACAGTAGGTATGCAGTTTGATCGTGGGTATATTTCACCCTACATGCGGACTGATATGGAAAGAAATAAAGCTGAATTAAAAGATGTATTAGTATTTATTACAGATATTAAATTAAGTGTTGTTTCTGATTTTCTTCCACTACTAGAAAAAGTTATGGAGGCCGGGAAAAGAGAATTGGTCATCATTGCAGAAGATATAGTTTCTGAAGCATTACAGACTATGATAATAAATAAATTACGTGGAGGTTTAACTGTTTTAGGAATCAAAAACCCAGGTTTTGGAGAAAGAAAGAAAGATTATCTTGAAGATATTGCAACAGTTTTAGGTGCAAAAGTATTCTCAAAAGATACAGGATTAAACATTGAGCAGGTAGGATTAGAAGACTTAGGTTTTGCTAAGAAAATTGTTTCAGATAAAGATAAGACAACAATTGTTGGAGGAAAAGGAACAAAAGAAGAAATTGATGCACGAATTAATAATATTAAAAATGAACTAGAAAAATTAGATTCTAAACATGACATTCTAAAAGTAAAAGAACGCTTGGCTAGATTATCTGGAGGAGTAGCTGTTATTTCTGTTGGAGCAGCGACTGAAACTGAAACTAATTATCTTAAATTAAAAACAGAAGATGCAGTTAATGCAGTTCAAGCAAGTATAGAAAGTGGAATTCTACCTGGTGGTGGAACTGCATTAGTAAGAGCTTCAAAAGCAGTATTAAAAGCTAAAAAAGAAGGTCTTTACACAAGTGATGAACTTATTGGGTTTGATGTATTAGCAAAAGCTATGGAAGCTCCACTTAAGTGTATCGCAATGAATTGTGGATTAGGAGATGGCTCAAGTGTATTAAAGAAAGTTAAAAAACAAAATATCAACGGAGGGTTTGACGCATTAAATAATGTATATGTTGACGATATGATAAAGAGCGGTATTATAGATCCAATGAAGGTAGAAAAAATGTCAATATTAAACGCGGCAAGTGGAGCAGGTATGCTAATAACAACAGAGGTCGCTATCGCAGAAGAAACTAAACCGACACAACCTGGAGTATAGTATTATTAGATAATTAAATTTAAATCATTGGAGTTTGTGTGAATAATCAATAGCACAATATCAAGAAATTGTAATCTGTTAAACTCCCATGATTTAATGTTTATTAAAAAATAATGGAAAAAATAGATATTAAAAAGTTTATAGAAGATGAAGAAAGAGCAAGAGAGAATATGGTTTGGTATAAAAGAATACATACTGATTTGATAGATAGTATTCATTATAATTATTTAGGAATAAAAGAAATTCCATCGAAATTAAGAAATTGGATTCAAGTAATATATAGAGGATATTCAGAAGATGATGTAAATAACTTAAACTTATATATTTTAAGAAATATATACAAACCTTTTAAGAAGTATGTAAGATTTCAAGAAACAAAAGGTATGAGTTTACCGTTAGAGTTTCAATCAGACCCAGGCAAATGGTTGAATATACTTAAAGAAATAGAATACTCATTAGACCATCTATGGAGATTGCAACATGAGGACGAATATGACCCATGTGAATATTTTACAGACGAACAAAAAGAAGAATTTCCTAAAACAATAAAAAAAGGGCTTAGTTTATACGGAGAATATTTCATGGATTTTTGGAATTAATAATTAATTAAAATATAAAAATATGATAAATTTAAATTTAGATCGTGTATTAATCGAGGTAGATGATGTTGAAAAAACAGAGAAAGGGGTTTATGTTTCTAAAGCAAAAACTCCAGAAGAAACTCTAACAGGAGTTGTTACTCATGTTGGAAAAGGAAAGTTAAACAATGAAGGTAATTTTTTACCAATGGATATTAAAGTTGGAGATAAAGTAATGTTTGAGTATGGTAGGAAAATAACTGTATCTAGTGTACAATACTACTTAGTGAGGTCAGAAGACATAATCTTAACTCTTTAAAAAACATGAAGTCTTTATATAAAACAAGAAAAGATGAA